CAGAATGGGAAAATACAAAATAATATTTCACTTTAAGTCAACACCTGAAAGTGAAGAGCAAATTGAAGAAATAAAACAAAACATAAAAGAGTTTCACGAAAAATCTTTAATTTTTTTTAGCGATGATTTAGAAATACATGTAATTAAAGAAGAAACGGATATTACTAAAAAATTTCAAAAAGAATTAAATGATATTAATAATAATCCACTTTATGATTTATAAATTATGGGAAAGCGAAAATACATAGAAACACCTGAAAAGCTTTTAGAATACTTTGAAGAGTACAAAAAAGAAACTAAAAACAATCCTATTCAAGTTCAGGACTATGTAGGCAAAGATGCTGAAATGGTTTATAGAACAAAGGAACGACCTCTTACAATTGATGGATTTGAAGTGTGGTTATTTAAAAAAGGAATTATAAGCGATTTAAGCCAATATTTTGCTAATACTGAACAAAGATATACAGATTATCAAACTATCTGTTCACATATAAAAAAAGAAGTACGTAGCGACCAAATAGAAGGCGGTATGGCTGGCATCTATAATCCGAGCATAACACAGCGTTTAAACAACTTAGTTGAGAAAGTACAAAATGATGTTACAGTAACAAAGTTTGAGTTTGGCAACGATTAAAGGATATAACCCACACGATAAGCAAAAGTTAATACACGATTCTATAAACAACGAACCTTATAAATACTATATTTTAAACATAGGGCGTCAGTTTGGAAAATCAATGTTAGGTATTAACCAGCTTTTATATTGGGCAATAAATGACAAAGGATGTAACATTGGATGGGTTACACCAATTTACAAACAATCAAAGAAGGTATTTGATGAAATTGAAAAGGCTACTTCTAAAAGTGGTCTTTTTGAGTTTAATAGAAGTGATTTAACTATTAAGGGATTTGGTTCTCAAATAAGTTTCTATTCAGGGGAGCGTCCCGATAATATTCGTGGTAATACATTTGACTATTTGATAATAGATGAGTTTGCTTTTACACGTGATGAGCTTTGGAATGAAGTACTTTCTGCAACGGTATTGGTAAAAGGTAAGAAAGTAATATTCATTTCAACTCCAAAAGGTAAAAATCACTTTTATAAAATGAGTTTGCTTGCTAATTACGACAATCGATATAAGTATTTTAAGTTTACCTCTTATGACAATCCAATGATTGACCATAAAGACTTAGACGAAAGGCGTCAAAGTTTACCTAAACATATATTTGAACAAGAATATTTAGCCGAGTTTTTAGATAATGGTAGTGGTCTTTTTACAAATGTAAACGAATGCGTAAAACAAGTTACAACAGGCGTTAAATTCTTTGGAGGTTTAGATATTGGTCGAGCTGATGACTATACAGTTTTGACTATTTTAAACGAAAATAACGAAATGATATTTATTGAAAGGTGGCGTCAAGATGAATGGACTAGAATAATTGACAAAGTAGCGAACAAAATAAACGATTACAATGCTACTACTTATGTTGAGGTTAATAATCAAGGGGATGTCTTTTTTGAAATGCTTAAAAAGAAAGTAGGTAACAAAATACATCCGTACACTACAACTACAAAAACTAAACCGATAATGATTGAAGATTTAGCAGTCTTATTTGAGCAAAAGGATTTATCAATTTTAGATACTAATTGGTTAATAGATGAATTAAATGCTTTTACTTACATATACAACACTTCAACTCGCAACGTGCAATACTCCGCACCTGCAGGAATACACGATGACAGCGTTATAAGTTTAGCCTTAGCAGTGCAATCTGTTAAGCATTTGAAAAATAAAGGAAAATTAATGTTTGCATAATCACGAAAAAAAACAAAAAAATACGTTATATAAATATGGAGATTACAATACCTACATCGCTGAGCGAAATCACTTGCTTTCATTTAAGTAAAATTACTGAGGCTGTTAAGCTAATCGATAACGATACGCTTTTAAAAATGACAATCGTTTCAATAGTTTGCGAATTGCCACTTGACAAAGTATCTACTTTTTCAATGAGTGATATAAATGAAATTGCTGATAGTGTTTTGAACTTGTTAAATTCAAAGCCTGAAATCGAACATTTTACAATCGATGGAATTAAATTTGGATTTATACCAAATTTAGATGCAATGTCGGGAGCCGAATTTTTAGATGCTGAAATGTATTTGAATACAGATATATTCAAAGCAATGGCGGTGTTATACCGACCGATTAAAAAAGAAAAAAATAAATTATACACGATTGAAGATTATGAAGGTAGTGACAAATATGCCGAACTAATGCAGAAAGCTCCAGCCAGTGCTTACATTGGTGCAAAGGTTTTTTTTTCGAATTTAGTAATCGACTTATTGACAACTATCCCAGTCTATACACTAAAAAATCTAACGAGTTCGGAAGTAGCTCTTTTGGAGAAAAATGGGGTTGGTATATCACAATTGACGAACTCGCTGGAGGAGATAGGCTCAGATTTAAAGAAGTTGTATCAAAACTAAATATTAACGAAATTCTAACGCATTTGGATTATTTAAAAGACAAGGCGATGGAAGAGAAATTTAAACAGGAAAATGCGAAACGTTATTTTGGCAGGACTTAATTTAATAGTCGGACATCTAAACGCAGATGAACGTATTAAAACTATATTTTCGGCAAACGAAGATGAATTAGACTTTAACAAAAAGGATATGTATCCTATGGCAAATGTTAGAGTTAATTCAAACGATTTTAATACAAACGATGTAACCTTTGAAATTACGGTTGTAGACCAACGCGATACAAATAAAAGAGCAATCACAAATAAATTAAACGGGAATGATAATCGCTGGGACAATTGGAGTTTAGCTTACGATGTATTAAGAAGTATTATAAACAAATCCGAACGTTTGCAAAACGATGATAACATTACATTTGTAACAAGTTCAAGCCCTATATTAATTGATAATGCTTTTGCAAATGGATTGGACGGTTACAGCGTTTTAATTACTTTGAATTTTCCAAATAGGTTATGTTAGAAAGAGCCGAAACGAATAAAGTCCTTACAAAGTTTAGTAAGTATGTGGTTAGTCAATCACGTGCTAACTTAACACGCAAGGACAAAAACGTAAAAGGCAATTTATATAAAAGTATCAAAGGCGAAACCTTTACCGGCAAGAATAGTATCGGACTTTATTTTGAAATGGAAGATTACGGGGAGTTTCAAGACAAAGGAGTTAAGGGTGTAAGCTCGAGCGCAAAGGCTCCAAACAGTCCGTATCGTTTCGGGAGTGGTACAGGTCGCAAGGGCGGATTAACAGAGGGGATTAATCAGTGGGTAAAAGATAGACGCTTTCAATTTAAAGATAACGAAACAGGTCGATTTTTAAGCTATGAGCAAACCGCTTTTATTATAACTCGAAGCATATACCAAAAGGGTATTGAAGCAAGTCGCTTCTTTAGTAAGCCGTTTGAGGTTGGATTTGAAAGGTTGCCAAATGAATTAATTGAAGCATATGCTTTAGATGTTGAAAAATTATTACAACAAACAGTAAATAAGAAATGAAAAAGATATTTATAAGAAGTCCGTATTTTATCGAAGTAGATGAACCAGGTCAATCAAACGCAAAGATTGAGATATTTTTATGGAACAAAGGAACGACTGAGCCTACAATTCCAAACTATACTTTAACAAAATCAATAGCAAGTCCAACGCAGACTTTAATAGCTTGGAATGTATCGAACTTTGCAAAGGAATTTATTAAACCAATTGCACCTGGGTCAATAACTACAGAAGAAGAAGATTTGCAAACTTGGTGTTATATGCGTGTTGTAAGTTATTCAAATAATGAAGAGGTAAACGATGAAACCTTTGTATGTTTGAATGGATATACACAATATTTAGAAGGATATAATCAAAGTATAACTTCTTCAACTTCTTCAACTGTATTACTTGTAAATCCAAATATTAAATTTTATAAAAATGATACTATTTATGTAAATGTATTTTTTGATGCAGGATTTCATTTTATAGATTGGTATGGATACTATAGCCTAGAAATAGAATTAGAAGAGCCTACATTGTACAAAATAGTTTTAAGTGAAGATGTGGTTTTAATTGATGGTATTTCTGTAAAATCAGAAGAAATTTGTGAGAATATTTACACTCCTATAACTTGCACGTTTATTAATCGTTTTGGTGGTTGGCAATACTTAACCTTCTTTAAAGCTAATCAGCAAGGCATAGATATAACTTCTAAAGATTATAACCTATTGCATAGCTCTATAGATTATAACGTCTTACAAGGGCAAAAACAACGTTTTAATTTTCAAGGTAAGCAAAAGATAAAATGTAATACGGGTTGGGTTGATGAAAATTATTCAGAGCTTATTCAGGATTTACTTTTAAGTGAAGTTGTTTTATTAGACAACAAGCCTGCAATTGTAAAAAGTCAAAGTGCTGATATAAAAACGCACTTGAAAGACAAGAATATAAATTACGAAATTGATTTTGAATATAACTACGGATTAATAAACGACGTGATATAATGGAAGTAGCTTTATATATATACATTAACGACGTTGCAAGACGTATTGAATTGTTTGAAGATGAAAATATTTCTATTACTTCTTCTATTCAAAATATAAATAATATTTCAAAAGTCTTTACTGATTTTTCTCAGCAGTTTACAGTTCCTGCAAGTACAAATAACAATGAAATTTTTAAGCATTGGTACGAAAATAGTATTGATGGCGGATTTGACCATAGAGTTAAATATAAAGGATTTATCGAAATTGATACAATTCCTTTTAGATATGGTGGCTTTGCCTTGAATAATGTTCAAACAAAAAACAATAGAATTGAAAATTATGGTATTGTCTTTTATGGTGATACTAAAAACATTTCAGATTTAGTTAAAGAAGATAAATTAAACTCCTTAGATTTTAGTTCCTTAAATCATTTGCATACTTCAACTGAAGTAAGAAATAGAATTAACGGAACTACAAACGATAATGTTAAATATCCGTTATTAGCACACGATAGAATTTACGATTATAACAATGCAAGTGCAAACGATGTAACAACCAACACAGGTGCCATTTCTTGGAGTAGTTTATTTCCTGCAATACCTGTAACTTATATTATGCAAAAGATTGAGGACAAGTACAATATAAGCTTTACAGGTGCTTTTTTAAATTATACGCAATTCAATAAGTTGCATATGCTTTTTAAAAATGCAGAGCCTTTAATTGTGCCTACTCTTTCACAAAAGATAAATTTTGAAACTAAATCAGAAGAATTAAACGATGAAGAGGTAGATTTAACAACTGATGAAATAGGGTTTAGTTTAAGAAGTTCAAGTTCTTTTAGATTGTTAAGAATAATTATAATACCAACGGTGACAAGTATTTCTTATACTGTTGAAATTCGTAAAAATGGAGTTCCTTTTTTGTTTTTTAATAATTTAATAGGTTCTACAGATAACACCTTTTTTAATGGTTCAATTAATAGTCAAAGTTTAAGCGATAAATATACTATTTATGTAAGCAGTAATGCCCCTATGACTTATACTGCTCAATTAACATACGATATAGGAACAACTTTTTTATCTGATTTGGTAGCAAACGCAACTTCAGCTACAACGCAATCAATTATAGATATCAGGCGTTATGCTCCAGATATAAAAATAATGGACTTTTTAAGCGGTTTAATAAAAATGTTTAATTTGGTTATTATTCCTCAAAACGAAACTACATTTGAGTTAATACCTTTAGAATTGTATTACAATAATGGAGCTTTTAAAGATATAAGTGCAAACGTAATAACTGATGACATAGACATTAAAAAGACTTCTGCATATAAGAATATCAATTTTAATTTTGAAAAGTCTGAAAACATTTTAAATACAAAATTTAGGGAATTATTTACCTCACAAAGGGGTTATGATTATGGGGATTTGAAATATGAGCAAATTGATAGTTTAGAATCTGCTACTTATGAAATAAAATTACCATTTGAGAATCCAATGTTTGAGCGTAAAAGCAGTAGCAACTTTCAGACGCTTACTTTTAAAAATAAAGATTTAAATAATTACGTACCTAAACCTGTATTGATGTATTTAAACAATTTGCAAAGTGTTTCTCCTGCTATAAAAATAACTCAAAGTATAGGCAGTCCTGTAAACATAAATAACTATTATAGATTTTCAAATGAAATTTTTAATGGAACTTTGATGTCTTTAAATTGGGGTGCCGAAATATCAACTTGGGAATTGACTACATCAATTAACGGATTATATCAAAGGCATTACTCAAATTACATAGGTAATATATTTGATTTAAAAGCAAGGTTAATAGTTGTAAAATGTAAGTTCAATCCTGTTGAATTAAGTAATATTAAACTAAACGACAGAATTATAATCAGAGATAAAAAGTACACCATTAATTCTATGAAGTGCGATTTAATAACTGGCGAAGTAGATATGGAATTACTTTCAGATTACAGAACAATCGGACAGGTTACAATAGGGGCAAGATATAGTTTTGAAGATAATTATCAAGTGCCAGCAGAAGAAAGCACTTTTGAAATGTTAGTTTTAATGACTGATAGTGTAGAAGTTTTTCCAGTGGAAAGTGATGTAGATTGGATTAGATATGATGAAGATGCAATTACAGAAAATAGCATTTTAAATATTACTGTAGAGGAAAACACAACTGGACTTGAAAGAACTGGATATGTGAATTTAATTTATGATGATAAAGGATTAATACAAATACCAATAACTCAAAATGCTTAAAACAATTTTTGAACTGTTACCACTTGCGCCAAAGGGCGAGAGTAACGCAATAGACAGAGCGAAAGGAAAATACAAACTTCCTGAAACATTTAAAGAACTTAAAGAATATATAAAATGGCGATAACTAAGACTATTGAAATAGATGTTGATGAACTAAAAGCGGTCGGCGGACTTGACAATTTAAATAAGGCGGTTGCTCAAACCGACAAAAGTACGGCATCTTTAAAGACTCAAATTCGTGAAGCGACTCAGGAATTAATTAGAGCGC